ACAGAGACAATAAAGATTACTGGGCAAGTGTTGTAGGTAAAAATAGAGATAGAGGTGCTGGAAACAAAGCAAAAAGAAGAGCAGCAGAACTCAATAAAGAGGAGTTTGAAATTGACGAAGCATATGATAAAGATGTTATGCAATCTTCCCAGATTCGTAGAACTGGAGAAGGTGGCAGAATTGGTGCAGAAAGAAAGAAAACTGAACCCGAAAAGCGCAGAATGAGAGCAGCGGGTGGTGGTAAGATGGAACCCGCTAAGACATACAAACCCCGTAAAGATATTGGTCAGCAGAGACAAGCATCCACCAGAGTTCAGCAACCTGAACAGGAGAGAGGTTCTGCAAGAGAAAGACAATTAGCAGCAGCAAAAGAAGAGAGAAGAAAAGCAGCACAAGCAAGAGCAGCAGCAAAGAAAGGTGGTGGAGAAGCACCAGCAGCAGCAAAACCTAAAGCAAAAGAAGTAGAGAAAACTGCATCACAACTGCTTGCAAAGAAAAAGAAAGCAACTGTATCACCTGACTATAAACCACAAAAAGCATCTGGTTTAACTGCACAAGAAAGAGATAAGAAAGTAAGAAGACCTGGTGAAAGAAAGTTGAGAGATCTTGTTCTTCAAGCAACTGGTAAAAAATCTGAAAGCGAACTGAAGCATCCAATTACTGCTAAAGAAATCAGCAGAAGAAACGCTGCAACAAAGAAATAGAGTTGATAATTGAAAGGGGGCACGAGCGAAGTGTCCCTGTAGTATGAGCACCAGACCCCTCTAAAATCGTCTCTAACATTATGGAAACTGTGAATGTGGGGGTTGATACCCTAGAACGTCTAATTAAGTCCTTACAAGACGCTGTTGATGTATGCTATAATGTAGATTCATCAGAGAGCGATAATTACGAAAGAACCTATCCTTTTGCGACAGGTTACTCTCGCTCTGCGATGCAAAATGCTATCTTTGATCTCAACAATCTTCTGAACAAGTGATTACTCTTCGTCCTCATCAAACTCGTGCTGTTGCTGCTATGCAAAAGCACAACAAAGGTCAGGTGATTGTGCCTACTGGTGGTGGCAAAACGCTGAAGATGATCTATGACACGATGCGTCAGTTTCGCTCTGAAACTCCGCAGACTGTTGTAGTTGTTGCTCCTCGCATCTTGCTTGCTGAGCAACTCTCTTCTGAGTTTCTTGAGCATATCACTAATGCTGAAGTTCTGCACGTTCATAGTGGAGAAACTCATCACGTCAGCACTACAAAACCTGCTGATATTGCAGTTCATGCTGGAGTGTGTCTCGCTGCTAATCGTCATCAACTGATCTTCACCACCTACAACTCTTTGCAGCGTCTGGTTGATGCTGAGATTGATGTGGATACGATCTACTTTGACGAAGCACATAACAGCGTTCAGCGTCACTTTTTCCCTGCAACTGAGCACTTCTCTGCTAACGCTAATCGCTGCTACTTCTTTACTGCAACTCCCAAACATTCTACTACCATCTCTAAACCAGGAATGAATCTTCCTGAGGTTTATGGTCAGGTAATCTGTCAAGTTCCTGCTCCTGAGTTGGTTGAGGGTGGTTACATTCTCCCTCCTAAAGTTGTAGTCAAGCAACTTGCTATGGTTCAGGATCGCCAGGTGATTTACCAGCGTGATGCTGACAATCTGATGGAAACGATTGATGACCAAAGCATCAGCAAGATTCTGGTTTGTGCTCGCACTACCAAGCAGATTATGGGTCTTGTGTCTCAATCTGATTTCTGTCTGCAACTACAGCAGCGGGGTTATTCTTGGATGATGATTACTGCTAAGACTGGTGCAGTTATTGACGGTAAGAAGGTCAATCGTGAGGAGTTCTTTGAGACTCTGAACGCTTGGGGTAAGGATAGCAGCAAGCGATTTGTTGTGATTCACCACTCTATTCTGTCCGAAGGTATCAACGTCAGCGGACTTGAAGCAGTCTTGTTTATGCGTAACATGGACTACATCGGTATCAGTCAGACTATCGGACGTGTGATCCGTTTGGGTGACGAATCCAAGAAGTTTGGTCTGGTTTGCGTTCCTGTTTATGATCGGGTTGGTATTACCACCAGTCGCAAAGTACAAGCGGTTGTTGATACCATCTTTCACAAAGGTGAACCTGCTGTGTCTGTGGTGAAGAAATGAGTTACACTAAGGAACAACTAATTGATGCACTTGTGACTGAGTATGAGTTTCTTTGCCATGACGATTTTGATCCTGCTGTGGATCTATCTGTTGAGGAGTATTGCATGATGCTCAAAGAAATGGAATACGATGAGTTGATTGAAGAAACTAGCACCGATGAAGAGTTTAGTCTTGATGATTTTATGGAGACGTGGGGATGAAACAACCCGACAATCCTTATCTTTTAGATCCTCAACCACAAGAAGTTGGGTTTCTTGTTGGAAAGAACTGGGAAGATCCTAATTTATATGCTGCCGTTCCTTTGATGGGTAGCACAACTCAACTGGTCATTATACACAAAGGTCAGCAGATTAAAGTATGTCGCAACAGACAATCTGCTGAGAACTTTATTGACAAGCATCGTAAGGGTAAGTCTGTCGCTAAACTTCCTGTCTAATCCAAAGGGGGCACGTCTAAAGTGTCCTAGTAGTGTAAGGAGCAGCGTGCTCCACAATCAATAACAAATGCAAGACAAAATCGCACAGGTTAAGACTTTCGTGAATGAGAATGTTTCTAATGAACTCCTCAAGAATGTCGGTCTCTCTACTGCTATTCTGTTTGTCGTAATTGTTGCACAACTTCTTATTCACGAAGTTGTTGCAGTTGTTGATGCAATTCCTGTTTTCAACGGTGTTATGGAAATCGTTGGATTGGTTGCTTTCATTAACTTCACACGCAACAATCTTCTGACTGGTGAACAACGAACCGAACTTCTTTCTAAAGTAAAGAATACCTACAATAGCGTTGTTGGTTGAGGGGTTTATCCCCTCTTTTTTTATCAATTCAAAGGGGGCACGTCTAAAGTGTCCCTATAGTATGAGCACCAAGCAAATGACCCAAAATCTACATCTTGAGCATCCTGAAGATTGTATCCTGACGGGTGATCTTTCAGTTCTTGACTGGTTCTCTGAGGTTGATTCTAGCATCAGCACCAAGATGGATGGTGCTCCTGCTATTGTGTGGGGAACTAATCCTGAGAATGGTAAGTTCTTTGTTTGCACGAAAGCAGCATTTAACAAGAAAAAGATTCGTCTTTGCTATACTGAGGATGACATCTTCACCCATTTCGGTGGACAACCAAGGGTAACGCAGATTCTCATCTTCTGTCTGGATTTCCTCCCTCGCACTCAACAAGTGCTGCAAGGAGATTGGATTGGTTTTGGTGGTGGGTTGGATACATTTACTCCCAACACGATTACCTATAAGTTCCCTGCACCAGTTCGTCAGGACATTATCATCGCTCCCCATACAATCTATGGTGGTTCTGATGACATTCGTGAGATGACTGCTGCTCCTCTGCAATCCAAACTCATCAGCACTAAACATGTTCTGTTTGTGCAACCTGAAGTGGAACTGAATCCTTATCGTGAAGATTTGGAGGATGTGTGTAAGTTTGCTAAGCAAATGTCTACGTTGTGTGAGTTTGTCAGCGAGAACAAAGCAAAACAAATCAAAAAAGCAATCAACGAGTGCATCAGGGAGCAAATCCCCGTGAATGAAGATGAAATTGCAGAAAAATGCGATTGTGACATCAACCTGATTCGTTTGTGGAAACTCGTGTCATCTATCAAGGAAGATATGTTCCTATTCATTCATGAAAAGGATGATATTGAGTGCTATCTGTGGGACATTCAAGGTTTCCACGAAGGTTATGTTATCAGCAACAAGTTTGGGACACATAAAGTAGTGGACCGTGAGGTATTCTCTCACGCAAACTTTACAATCGCAAAGAATTGGTAAGGGGGGCACGTCCAAATTGTTCCTATAGTATGAGCACAACTGAAATGACTGTTACTACCTTTGCAGAGTATTCTGCACAACAAGAAGCAAGAAATAACATCGCTCTTGCTGTTCTTGGTCACACTTATGCTTTGTGTGAAGCATTACGTCAGAACTACATCGACTATTCTATTCGCAGTCATCAACTTCGCACCTCTGATGTAGAGTATCATGATGCACAGATTGCTCTACTCATGTCTGGTGTATGTGACTACAACTTTTACATTGAGACTGGTAAAAAGTATCACAAAATTGTGATGGATGCAAACGGTTCTCGTTCCGTTCATGCTTTCGTTGATATAAAGACTGGTGAGGTTTATAAGTCTGCCAGTTGGAAGTCTCCTGCGAAAGGTGTACGTTATGACCTGCGATTGATCAAGGATCGTGAATGGTTGCTTGAAAATGCTGATTGGGCAGGTGGTTATCTGTACGCAAAATGATTACTGAAATGACTGACTTTTACGATTACGTTTTCTCTTTTTATGGTGCTGGTGGATTGTATCCTATGGGTGCAACTATGAAACTCATCGAACAAGCAACTTCCACTCACATTAAGATACTTAAACTAAAAGGTGATGAGTTTGTTGGTGATAGCATCGACCGAGAATGTGTAAGAGATTTGCTGATCTCTAAGTATAATCTTAAGTTTCCGCGATGACTTACTCTAATCTCTCAAAGATCCGTCCTAAACTGAGAACAACTGGACGGGTCTCTGGTAACTTTGGACGCAACAAAGTTTCTGCTGGTTCATCACTCAACGACATCGGTGGTGATGGTAACATAGGTGTGACACAGAATGAGTATCTGAACCGATTGTATTATGCTTTTGATAACACTACCGACACTAAACTTCGTCAGTTTCTTTATAGCGAAATCAAAAAGATTCACATTCAGAGAGGAACTTGGTAATTCGTGAATGAAAGGGGGGCACGTCTAAAGTGTCCTAGTAGTATGAGCACAACTACCATGCAAAAGTTCCACAATATGTCAGTTGAAGATCGTGAAATGTTTGCTTACAACGCAAACTATCAGAAGCGTAAGGAACAACAACTCGCTGCAATCGCTCCTGAGTTGCGTATCAAATACTGCTTTGAGTTTCTGGAGCAGTATGTTGCTGAAGGTGACGATCTGATGGCAGCAAAGTGTTATGATGGTATCGCTAAGTATAGCGAAGTCCTTGATTGTTCTGAAGCACACTACTGAATCATGAAAAACTATCGCGTGATGGTTGAAACCTACGATGGATGTGTGACTGTTTGGTATGAGAAATCCAAAGCAAAAACTGCGGACAAACTGATACTCAAT